TGATGATGTTCTTAATGCATCTAAAGTACTTTATGATTACTGTACAAAGGCAAATCAGGAAACAAAGGAGCAAGTATCTCCAGAATCAGAAGATGCAGAGGAAGATGATCTAGAACTCCCACAAGATGGTCGTCCTGATATTGGTGAAGATAATACTGAGTATGATGATACTAATGATGAGGAGTCAGAGGTAAATGAACCAGTAACCGAAGGAGAAACACAACAGTCAGATACAGAGCAGTTACCACAACCTCAACCAGGGAAACGTGATAACTTAGATCTTAAGACTGTAGAAGCATTAGAAGATTCACTCAAGGATCTTACCAATAAAAATCAGTATCATGATACTGCTTATTTTGAGATACCTAAGTTGAGATTAGATAGAGTGATTGTTCCAAATGCTGAGATACATGAGCAGTGTGAAGTAGCATGGTCATCAACAGGTGATCAAGAATATCGTGAGAGAATGGAAAAGTATGGTATTACAACACAACTTCCAACAAACAGATTTGAGTACGCAGATCAAGAGTATGTTAAATTCAAACGCAATGCACAAAAGGAAGTCAATTATCTGGTCAAAGAGTTTGAGTGTCGCAAGGCAGCTTCGAGTTATGCTCGTGCTACTACTAGTCGCACTGGGGTTCTCGATACAGCAAAGCTTCATACTTACAGATATAACGAGGATCTTTTTAAGAAGGTAACTACATTTGCTGATGGTAAGAATCATGGTTTAGTATTCATTCTTGACTGGTCTGGATCAATGGGCCCTGTATTGCTTGACACTATAAAGCAATTGTATAATTTATTATGGTTCTGTAAGAAGACTAATATTCCTTTTGAGGTCTATGCATTCACTGGTAGTTACCCTCTTCAAACATATCGTTCTGATGGTGAAGAATCATCTGTAAGAATGCCAGCATATGAATCAAAGGAAGGTGTTGCTCATCTTGATGATCATTTCTCTTTAATGAACTTCTTTACAAGTAAAGTAAGGGGTAAGGTTCTTGAGGATCAGATGAGAAATATATTCCGTATTGCATTGCTTCACGAGGATCGTTATCGCTGCTATTATGATGTTCCAATAGGATTGCAACTTTCTGGCACCCCATTGAATGAGACAATGCTTGCTCTTCATCAAGTTCTTCCTAAGTTCAGAGAAGAGAATAAGGTTGAAAAAGTTCAGTGTGTTATTCTTACAGATGGTGAAGGATCCCCATTAAGATATCATAAGAATGTTAAACGTCGTTGGGAGGATGGTCCATTCTTAGGTACTGGTTGTATTGAGACTGGTACTTTCCTAAGATGTCGTAAGACTGGACGTACTTATGCATTTAATGGTAATTGGTATGGACAAACTGATGTTTTTCTAAGGAATCTTAGGGATAAGTTTACTGATGTTAATTTCATTGGTATTCGTATTCTAGCTCAAAGAGATGGTGGACAATTCATAAGAAAATACACAGGAGGATCTTTTGGTCCTGAGTACGATTCTATGATGAAGGTTTGGAAGAGGAGTAAGTCTTGTTCTATAAAGAATTCTGGTTATCATACTTACTTCGGATTGTCATCATCTGCTTTGGATAATGATACAGAATTTGAAGTTAATGAAGATGCCACTAAAGCACAGATTAGAACTGCTTTTAAGAAGTCTCTTACTAGCAAAAAGATGAATAAAAAGATTCTTGGTGAGTTCATAGAACTTGTTGCTTGATAAATACTAGAAGAATTTTTATGTGAGATTATGAGTCATTTTGCAGATTTACTCGGAGGAAAAGGAACCCCAGTGCCAAAACCTGTAGCAACACCTGTTGTTGAAGAGGCACCACCTGTTGTTCAAGAACCACCATCAAGAGAATCTTTTAAGGTAGAGAAAGAACCTGAAGTAGAAGTAGATATAACTAAAATGAGTAAAAGGGAGTTGGAACTCTATGGTAGAACATTGGGTATTGAATTGGATAGAAGATTATCTAAGAGCAAATTACTAAAACAAGTAAAACAAGCACAAGGTTGATCATGACTTATCACATCTACTTAAATGACAAGTGTTTATTTAAGAATTTGGATGATCATGAGTTTGGGGTAATTTGGGGAAGACTCTACCATTCTTATTGGGATGGTCTTACATATTCTGAATGTGAAGAGAAGAAATATGATCTAGAACCCAGTTATTAAAGTGTCCACTAGGGGTCGTTTGACCCCTTTTTTATTGTTATAATATGTTCATATATAAGACACCTATCATTATGACTTTTGAACTTAAAATGACTGAACAGCAAGCAATTGATGGATTGAAGGGGTCATACGGTACAGAATTTACTACTGCAGATGTTCGTGCCTTTTGTGCAATGAACGATATAGGATATCAAACAGTAACAAAGAAAATTCAGAAATATAAAGTATCTAAAGGTAAGTGGAATCTTGAAGTAACCACTAAAGCAGTCGAGAATATTGAGAAATCATTCAGTGCTCCAGCAGTTCAACCAGATGTAGAGAGAGACTTGGTTCCTGATAGTGACGATACTTTTGTTAAATTTGGTTCATTTGCAGATGTCAAAAAAATTATACAAAGCAAACTTTTTTATCCTGCTTTTATCACTGGTCTTTCTGGGAATGGTAAGACATTCTCTGTAGAGCAAGCATGTGCTCAATTAGGCAGAGAACTTATTCGTGTAAACATTACTATCGAAACAGATGAAGATGATCTCATTGGTGGCTTCCGTCTTGTTAACGGTGCCACAGTCTGGCACGACGGACCAGTTATTCAAGCTCTCAATAGAGGAGCTGTCTTGCTCCTTGACGAAATTGACCTCGCCTCCAACAAGATACTCTGCCTCCAATCCATCCTTGAAGGTAACGGAGTTTTTCTTAAAAAAATCGGAAAATTCGTCAGACCAGCAGCAGGATTCAACGTCATCGCAACAGCGAACACTAAAGGTAAGGGTTCAGACGACGGAAGATTTATTGGAACTAACGTGCTCAACGAAGCCTTCCTCGAAAGATTCCCAGTAACATTTGAGCAAGACTATCCCTCACCCTCTGTAGAAAATAAGATTCTAGGTAGGGTTGCTTCTACTCTTGGAGTTACAGATATAGATTTCTGTAAGAGATTGGTTGATTGGGGTGACATTATTCGTAAAACATTCTATGATGGTGGTATTGAGGAGATCATCAGTACTCGTAGACTGATTCACATCCTACGTGCTTATAGCATCTTTAATGATAAAGCAAAGGCAATCTCTGTTTGTGTAAACAGATTTGATGATGAGACTAAGCAAGCATTTCTTGAATTGTATGATAAGGTAGATGCTGACTTTGAACTAATCAGAGAGGAAGGTTAATGACCATCTGGCAGAATTATATAAGTGCCTACAGATCAATTCTACCTATGAAGATAGAAGATTTGTGGGCAGGTTGGGAAGGTAAAGGAACCTATCTCAATGCTATCACTCATTCACATCCATACTTCCTTAAATCAAGACAGGTGGATATAGCAGATGGTAAGAATGTTGATATTTTTAATTGTATAGCATATCCCAAGACAGGAAGTAACCTTCCTTGTTTTGGTATGGATCTAATGTCCTTTAGTGACAAGAAGGTCATTGTTGTTTTTGATTTTCAACACCCTAAAGAGAAATATCCATATCGTGTAGAGGGATTACCAGTATGTACAGAAGAATATCGTTTCTTTGAAAAGGGTAATCATTTCTCTGATAATATATTTGTAAGGTACTGTAAACCTAATGATGTTGATGAACATCTCGATATGTTTATTAAGTACTTGACTAAGTACAAAGATATGGTAGAATTAGAGAAACCCACTGGAACCGATACCAGTGTATATAAAGACTTCGATGCATACATGACCAGACTGGATCCAGTAAGTGGATACCTTAAAAGTAAGTTTGGTAAAGAAAAAGCAGAGAGTCTTGTAAACGATTTCTTATTTGAATATGGTTAACGCATGGAGTCTTGCAGCATCCATATTAAATGGAACATTTGATAAAGATTATCCCATTATGACTGAAAAAACTGGTAACATAGACATCGTTACAGGAGATGATATAGAGCATTCTACATCATGGTATGATTACAAACGTAATGATCCTGATGCAAAGAATCCATTCACAGATGCTTTTGATTATATGATGGGAGAAGCAGTGGTTAATGGAACTCCTTATCCACAATCGTACTTATCAGATAATGATGATCAAGCAAGTCATCATTTTGCAGATTCGTTAACAATAAATACCGAGGCACCAAAAAAAGAAACTATGTCAGATAGCAGGAACAAGTATCATGAAAATGAGATACTCAAAGATGTAGAAGAGTATGTAACACGCACTTATAATGGACACTACACAGGTACTAAACATGAGTATCGTAATGTTCAAACAATAGACTTGATGGCATCTAGAGATCTTGCTTCTGATTTCTGTCAGGCTAATATACTTAAGTATGGTAGCAGGTATGGAAGTAAAGACGGAAGGAATAAGAAAGACTTGCTAAAAGTCATACATTATGCTATGCTATTATTACATTTTGATGAACACTACGGTAAACCAAAAATGACCAGTGGAAACATTGATCATAATATGCCTTAATCATGAAACTTCGACCCCATACTATGAAATTATCTGAAAAAACTATTAATCTATTAAAGAACTTTGCATCTATAAATCAGTCTATTCTTTTTAAAGAAGGAAGTAGTCTTCGTACTATGTCTGTGATGAAGAATATTCTTGCAGAAGCAACTATTGAGGAAGAGGTTCCAAGAGATTTTGCTATCTATGATTTAGTTCAATTTCTTAATGGTATATCTCTTTATGATGATCATGAACTAGATTTCCAGAATGAATCTCATATGACCATTCGTGGTGGTAAGAACCATAGGACAAAGTATTTCTTTGCTGATCCTAGTGTTATTATTGCCCCACCAGAGAAATCTATTGAATTGCCAAGTGAGGATGTTTCTTTTACTCTTGATAATAATCAATTAGTATCTTTACTTAAAGCATCAGCAGTATATCAGTTACCTGATCTATGTTGTGTTGGTGAAGCAGGTGCAGTTAAATTAGTAGTTCGTGATAAGAAAAATGATACTTCTAATGAATTTGCTATCGTAGTTGGGGAAACAGAAGATGAATTTTCTCTTAACTTCAAAGTT